GTTCAATCTCATCTACAAGTTGGTAGAATTTAGTTATAGTCAAATCCTCGTCAATTGGGTCTATAACAATGAAATGCTCGTTTATAAACATCTCTGCGCTTACTTGCTCTCCATTGGTCATTGAGTTTTTACCTTGAACGTATGGCTTTCCTATGTACTTGTAGCAAAGCTCCGAAAATATCTCGGCACTACTTCCAGTCTCAGGACTAAATACAACGTGATTCCAACCGTGCAAACACGAAAGGTTTATAAGAAACTCAAACCATAACTCCGTCTTTCCTGAGGCAGGCGCAGCGCCTATGTAAGTTGTAGCTCCTTCTTTGATTGTAAACGGAAGCATATCCCAATCCCATCCGATTGATTTACCTTTAACATCTACCTGTTGACGTACGGCAAACATTTCGGCATTAAGGTGTGTAAGTCTTTTGTACATTAGTCGATAATTGTTGTAGGTGCGTTAAACTTCGGTTTGTTACGTTCCTGAACGTTTTTATTCCAACGATTCAAACGGGCATCTAAGTTAAAACTTGTTTCCTTTTCGTAACGCATTTTTTTATCTCTTTCTCCGTGTTCAGTCCAATAGTCGTAGAAGTCTCTAATCATAGATTTTCCGTAAGTATCCACAAAAGAAGTTAACTTAAAAGCAAACTCCTGTTTGCGTTCAGCTATATTATATTCTTTATCTTTATCTACTTCTTTAATGCTTGAGCCTTGCTTTAGCGATGCTTTAGCCCTGCTTAAGCCACCCTTGCGACCTGATTCACTGAGTTTCAATCGTTTAGATTCAATCTCTTCACGCTCCTTATCTAAAAACGTAATTACAATTTTATTTTTTTTCGTCTTTAAATAATTTTTTTCAATCAATACATCAACTATTGTAGCGTTCCTTAAGCGTAGCTTTGCTTCGTCTATTGTTAGGTTATTATTCCTATTCCAATATTCCGCGCACACGCTAATAAATGCGCCTTGTAGCTCGAATGATTCGTAGCTTATGTTACCAGTTATCCACTCGGTAGCATTAAATTTAAAAAATGGTAATTCTTTGCTCATCTTACTGCACTAAAATAAAAAAGCCTCGTCGGGTTTCGTGGTGCAGCACTACTCCCCAATGAGGCTAAAATGTTTTAAATGGGTCTGCACTCCCTTCTACAAATATAAGTCAAATACTTTAATTTGTTTCGTCAGCTATAAACTATTTTCGTACTTGCCCAATTTTATATGTCGTTGAATCTTTTTGAACTGGGTGTAAGTCTTTGCCTTGAGTACGTCTTTTTGTAAATCAGGTGCGTCATCGTAGTAAGGAAGCGTAGCACCGTGTAAGACATCATCTATTTGCTTAGTAGCTATCTTGTAGTCTTCGTATCCAAACCTGTGCAAGTCTTCGTGTTGGCGTAGTCCGTGAATGATTGTAGCGTGATGTTTACCTCCGAACTTCTTGCCTATCTCGTCTAATGAGAATCCTAAAAGACGGAGTTCATTATACAGGTAATACCGCTTGTAAATATACTCCCTGCTGCGATTCTTTGACCATAGCTTGTGCTGCTCTATAATCTCTTCTATTAGTTCTAATTTCGTCATTATGGTTCTATTGGGGTTACTATAAATTTTCCTAACTGGTATTGTCCTGTTTTTAGCAAATCCTGCTTTTTCCAATAAGCTAATGATTGTGAGGTAAGTATCCATTCCTGAACTACCTTTTGTCCTACTTGGTATGTTAGTTTGTATCTCATAGGTCTAATAATTCTTTGTTAACGTTTAACCAATGGTCGTGTCCGTATTTTACAGGGTACGAATGCCAAAGCCACATTCTAAAATTATCTACGGCAAACAAAGCCATTTCCTTAGCTATTAGTCTATTCTTAAACAATCCTTTTTCGTTTTCTTCTTCGGGCAATTGCCTAAGCATTGTATTGTACAATTGTGCTGCGTGTTCTTTTGGTGTCATAGTTTTTCTAATTCGTGTTTTACTTCTTCCCAATAATCTATTGTTAGTCTATTTTGCCAATGATGCTCGTGTAAAGCCTCAATTACTTCATCAACTGCAATCAATGCGCAATGTTTAGCAGCTAAAGGATATTTAACCCTAAGCATTTTTTCATATAACTCTTTAGCTTTTTCTTTCGGTGTCATAGCTCTGTCATTTTGATTTCACAAATTCGGTTATAAAGACCAAAGTTAAAGTTATCCCAGTACCTATTGAGTTGGTAGTCTCTAAATGAACCACCAAGTCCCTTCGTCGTTGTATTCTTCAACGTAGGCATCTTCAAAGGTGTTTGCTTCGTAGATTTTTTCAAGGTAGTCATCGCAGTCTTGCGTTTGTTTGATGGTAAGGATTTCATTGTAGTTCTTTTTAGTGATTTTGTAATTAGAATAAGAGTCGTAAATTTCTATTTCGTATTCGGCTAAGATTTCGGCATTCGTGTCCGTGTCGCCTTCGTCCCAAAGAGTAACGAATAAGTACACAAAGTTCTTGTCCGTGTCTCGGTAGACTTCAAAGTCTTTAAGTTCTGTTACAATCATCTTATTTGAATTTATCGTTGTAAACGTGGTTCATATATTTGTCAAAAGACGGTTTCAATTCGTAGCTTTGCTTCTGATACGTTTGATGGTCTCGTGTTTTTGCATCCAACATAGGATAAGTGTTTGTACTGGTAAGCCACATAAGAAATAACATACCTAATACGGCAACTACTGCTCCTCCTAAAATCTGTTTTTCGTCTTGGTTCAAGTCCTTAAACAAAAACGAATACTTTCTAATTGTTTTCATTCTCTTCAATTTTATCTTTTAAATTACTAATTGCTCCCCATTGCGCTTGGGTGTGTAGCGTGGCTTCGTCGTTATAGCCAAAGTATTTACGTTGTTCTTGAAGCTCTGCGTAAAGCTCTCGTTCTTCGTTGAAGATTAGTTCTAAGATTTCGTCTTTTGTCATAGCGTTGTTTTTAAATGTTATATGCAAATATATATATAAGGTTTCAATTATCAACAACTTTTTTTAACATTTTTTTAGATTTCCTTATTTGACGGGGGTTGTAGAAGCAAACTTTTTTTCACGTTTTAAGGTTTTACCCTTATTTTGTACCCGAAAAGGTGTAATATAATGTGCATTTAGTCGGAATTTTACCGATTATGTATGTTATAATTAACAAAAAAAGCCTCCGATTAAAGAGGCTCTTACGCTATGAATAATGGCAGGTGATGCAAATATATTAAAAGATGTGGGATAAACGTGCGATTTGTCCGTGTTTTTTATGGTGCAGGAATCCTTCTATAGCTTTGGGAGCGTGTTGATAAGCGTTTCTATGATGCCAGCTATCAGTTCCTGATGGTGAGCGCAATGATTCAACGGTAACACCTTGATAGTCTTTAGACATTTTATGGTGAACGTGGTGCATATAAACGTACCTGTGCTTGGTTAAGCTCCAATCCATAGGAAACTCAGTAGCTAACAAAAGCGGTAAGTCCTGCTGCTTCGCTCCATCTCCGTGAGTAGTTCCTATGAGGTTCTCTCCGTATCTAAAAGCCTTGCGATGTGAAAGAGAGCAGTCGAAAGTAATGTTTGTAGCTTGGCGAAAATGTGTTTTGATACAATCAGCAAGAAAGAATCCGTGAGTGTAATCGTGGTTAGAAGGATTGAACACAAAATGTACATCAGCCAAAGCGATAAGTTTTTCAAGTAAGTCAACATATAATTGTTTTGCGGTTAAAAAATTGCGATACCACATCCCATCGGTGTCTTGTGGAGTGCCTGAGGTTGTAGTTCGTCTTGGAGTATCTATGTGTAGAATATCGTTTCCACCAACGAATAAAATTTTGTCTATATGAAAGCCTGCGGACTTGTCTAAAATGCCTTGTACGCCTTCTAAAACACGTTGTACGGCTATTTGAGAGTTGTAGTCTTCACCAGTTTCAAACGCATCGCATAGTTTACCTATGTGGATGTCAGCAGGGTCTATGACTAACAGGTGTCCTTCTTCGCTTTGGGTTCGTGTTATCGTAGGATAAGACGGACTATGCTTTGCCATTTCTCCTAACAACTCATCTTTGAACTCGTTGAACTTGTCTTCTTGTCCGTTAAAGTTTGGATTCTTAAAGAATAATGATGCCTGCTTAGATTTTAACCATCCGTGTTTTACGTTCTTGTCATCTAACCCCATTGAGTTAGATTCTTTTTTTATCGCTCTGTATTGTTCAATGATTTCTACCTCATCTGATTTTAAGCGATAGCGTGTTTGTCTCATAGCGTTGGTTTAAAGTTGCGCAGTAGCCAGTTTGTTATCATTCCTACTACAAATCCCAAAACTAACAATAATATGTTCGGTTTAGGATTTTTGCGCTTTTCAGTTTTCCATTTGACGACCTCTACTTTTTCAATCATTCGTAGGGTATCTCGTTTTAGTTTGTACTCAATACGCTTCTCAAATCGCGTTTGAGGCACGAAAGAACGCTTGTAACGAACGATTGT